GAAGAAGTTTCAAAAGAAGCTGAAGTTGAGGAAGAAGTTATTGAGGACGAAAACGACTTTTAAAACGAATCGATTCGTTTTTTTAAAAATACCTTACAGTTTTCAATCTCTGTAAGGTATTGTTTTTACTAAGAATTTTGAAAGGGGTTGACATACCAATAAAAAATTGGTACAATAAGTTATATTTAATGATGAGAGAGAGTGATGAGGTTAATATGAAATATCCATTCGAATACAAAACACCAGACCAAGAGTTAATAGATTTTGCTATAAAGTACAATAAAGTTCCATATCCATCAAAAGGTATGACTTTTATAAGGTTTGTTTTGGTAAAAGTATCTGATATTATATCTGATTTTAATAATCCTGCTAGAGCAAAAGTGATGGTGCAAACTGATATTGATGATATTGAAAAAATTATTGAAAATAATGAATATGCTGGCCACGCATATAGACCACCAGTTATTAATGAAAAAGGTATTTTAAATGCTGGCCACCATAGAAAAGAAGGTCATGTAGGAGCAAACGAAGAATATATGTGGGTTGCAATTTGTAGGTTTGATGACTTGCAAGCAGAGTTAGATTACAATTTACTTGAAAATCAAACAGATGATAGCTTTAAAAAGAAAGTTTCAACTAATGAAGATTGTCAAGTTTCACTTATTAATATGTGGCAATCAATTCCAAATTTTAATGAAGAAAGTCTTAAAGAAAGAGTAAAAAATCTTCAAAAAACACCATCTGATAAAAGAATAATACTTGAAAACTGTTTAAGAAAGATGGGGAAAAAAATTGATGCTCATAGACCAATTAGTGAAATACAAATTAAAAATGAATATACAGCACTAACTGGAAAAAATCTTGATACAACTGCTTCAATTTCAATTGGAGATACTATTGTAAACAATTCAAGGTTACTTGCTCTTACAAAGAAGTTAATGGATGGTAAAGATTTGTCAATATCTATTAAAGTAAAAGATACTTCTGATTTAAAACAGTTAGAAGAAGAAAGAAACAGAATTGAAAAAGAAGTTTCTCTTACTTACTTGTATAATTTTTGTAAGGACTTTGTTACTAAGTATGAAGATGAAAATCTTAAAAGAGGAAACTTAACATTAAACTTTCCACAACAATATGAATCAGATGAGTGGAAGATTGGAGTTAAAACATAATGTATCCTAAAGAATACTATAGTTTAATTCAAAAATATAATTTATCCACACCACAAGCCGAAGGATTTTTAACTGCTTATATTGCACTAGAAGGTAATTTAAATCACCCTATATATGGAAATCGTTGGGAAATAATTTCAGCAAGACGTTCTATAACTAGGATAGTTTATGAGGCATCATTAACAAAAATTTCTGGTTTTATAACTCCAGCTGCAAAAAAAATTTCAGTTGATAAGTTATTAGATGGAAAAGAAAAAACTAAACTAATTACAAATGACCATATTTTTTCCCCACAAACTTATGCACATTTTATTTGTTCAAGATGGGATTTATTTCAAGATAATTTTGATAATTTTATTAAAGAAATGTTAGTTTGCTCAACCACAGTAGTTTGTTCAGTAGAAGAAAATAATAAATTTAAAAAATATACTGTAAATGATGAAACAACTGGAAATGTTTTACGATTAAGAGTTCCAACAGAAAAAAGATACGAAGCTGCTGGTGTTGATAAATTATTTAATAAGAATACTGGCAAATATGTTTTTGGGTTTCCTTTTGATTTATCAGATGAATTCTTAGAATTTCAAAAAGATTATTTATTAATATGAAAAAAATTATGATAGGGGTTGACATTTAACGTGACAATCCCCATATATAATATAGAAGATGCCATTAAGGGTCTTCGTTTTAAATCTTGCTTAATAAAGGAGAAATAATCATGGTAAGCAAACAAATATTCGACACACTTTCACTTCCACAAATTCTAAACTATACTATTGGGTTCGATAGAACCTTCGATAGACTAGAATCTAATCTGTTAGATGGCCATAATCGTTATGGTCAAATCAATATCAAATACCCCCCATATGACATAAAGAAAGTTGGTGATACAAATTATGTGATAAATCTGGCTCTTGCTGGGTTTGGGAAAGATGATATTGAGATTAAACTAGCAGATGGTATACTTTCAGTCAAATCAGATAAGGATAATGAATCTGAAGAAGAAGAAATTATTCACAGAGGAATTTCTTATAGAAAATTTGAAAGAAAGTTTACTCTTGCAGATGATATTGTAATTCAATCTGCAAAACTCAAAGATGGTTTACTATCTATTGAGTTAGAACAAATTGTGCCTGAGGAAAAACGTCCTCGTACAATCGAAATCAAGTAATTTCGCTTGATTTAATACTTTATACAATGGAGATATTATGTATAAGAAACTGACTAAAAAAGAGAAGATTGTAAATCTTCTTAATAAAGGTAGAAACGTAACTTGGAAACATCTAAGAACTCGTTTTGATTTGAAAAGCCCTACGGCTATGATTGACACTATTAAAAAAGAAGGTCATGTGGTTTACACAAACCAAACTTCTGACGGTGTTGCTTATAGAATAGGCAAACCATCAGCCGCTATCATTGCAGCTGGTGTTGCAAGTGTACTTGGTACAGACTACGCTTACAAAAGCTAGTCAAAAAAAACTTAGAAAAGGGGTTGACTTCAACCCCTTTTTTATTATATAATGAATACAAATTATGAAACTGTGAGAATACTATGGTAAAAGAAATTGACGTTGGTGCTTCCCAAATGGGAATTGAGGTATTAACCAATAAAGGTTCAAAAGACAATCCTACGAAATCAGTAGAGATTCAAAAACCACCAGAAACCCCCTATACAATAGAAGACCACAGTAAAATGTTTGAAGCAATGGGTCAACCAGAAAATGCGGCCAAACTCAAACAAAAAGCAGTTGATGCTTTAACTGAAGAGGGAAAAAATATGAACGATAATGTAGTAGATATAGATGCAGAGAAAGAAGAGAAAAGAAAAAAATCTAGAGAACTTGCTGCAGAATATAATAGAAGACAAGAAGCTGGTGAGGACACCTCAGAACTTGAAGGTAATAAGTTAGAACAAAAAAATCCAAGTGGTCTAGAAATTGCAATGCGACCTAAAGCTGCAGTTCATATAATGAAAGTTGAATTTCCACTTAATGTGATGGAAGAATTTAATGCACATATTGATGATGTGGTTATTCCAGCAAATGTAGATGCTGGTGGTGGGTTAGTTGGACAAATTAGTAGAGATAAAAGGTCAGCACAACTCACAATCGACCATGATGATGACGGTGTTGGAAAACAATTCTCAGATGTTATTTTAAGACTTGGTAAAGAATATATGACTAAAGTTACTGGAATGAAATCTGAAACATCAATGGAAACAATGTGGAGTGTACATAGTTATGANGGTGATTANAATCCAGTTCACGACCACGGCACACGAACTCCTATAGGATTATCTTGTATACTATATTTAAAAGTTCCACCACAAATAGAAAAACTTGGAAACCCTTCTGAGGAATTTGAAGGATTGAATAATTCATCTGGTGCAGTTGATGGGTTTACTTATCTATCTTGGGGAATAAATGGCATGAGAGATATCAATATGCTTAGACCAATAACAGAAGAATATATCAAACCAAGTGTTGGCACAATGTTATTATTTCCATCATGGCTAAGACATGGTGTAATGCCATTCTTTGGAGAGGGTGAAAGAAGAACTTTTTCTGCAAATATGAATGTAGTACCAGAAAGTAAAATTACTGGCGACCATTACAGAAAACATACACCAGAGGGATAAGATTATGGAATCAGAAATTAAATTACAGACCCATGCAATAAATCTTATGCATATGATGACTGGCATACTTCCACAAAATGCTGTAGATGAAATTAACAAGTATATTGATGGTATTACTATAAAAGAAAATAAAGATTCTTCACCTAATCTTGTCGGTCAAATTAATCGAGATAAAAAATCTTCACAGTTAGATTTTGATTTAAAATCACCGTATGGTCAAAATTTTAAAGGAATGTTAGATGGGTGTGCCACATCACTTTTAACAGAGGGTTATAAACGAAAAGCAAAAGCTGATGCTATCGAATGTTGGACTGTACATAGTTATGCTGGAGATTACAATCCATTTCATAGTCATGGCACTCTTACACCTGCTGGATTATCTTGTATAATATACCTAAAAGTTCCAGACTGTATCAAAGAAAAACCAGAAGTGCCCACATTAAATGGTGCATCTGGTGATTGTGATGGTTTTACACAACTTATCTGGGGTACAGCTACAACTCTTGATATGTATTCTTTAAAAAATTCAGGGCAAGAAATGATTAAACCAGAAGTTGGAAAAATGCTTATATTTCCAAAATGGTTAAATCACCAAGTATGGCCATTCTTTGGAGAGGGTGAACGTAGAACATTATCTGCAAATTTTAATGTTTATTACAGTAAAGAAGAATCTAAAAACTATGGTTTAGATGGTTTCGATTACGAAGAACCAAAAGAGGAACACACACTTAATGACAATTGATTATAAATTTGGTGAAGACAAAACTTTAGAAGAATTAAAAAAATACATTGACTCAACCTATGATATGCATTATAGTAAGAGTAAGTTCCAAGCAACTGAGTTTATTATAGACTCTGGGCATGGTGAAGGATTTTGTATCGGTAATATATTAAAGTATGCTCAACGATACGGAAAGAAGAATGGTAAGAATAGGGCTGACTTACTAAAAGTGATACATTATGCTATAATAGCATTAAATTTAAATAATGGAGAAAGTGATGAAACTAAGTAGTAATACAATATCAGTATTAAAAAATTATGCGTCTATTAATCAAAATCTAGTGATTAAAGAAGGCAAAGAAATAACAACAATGTCTGCAATGAAAAACATTGTAGCAAGAGCAGAGGTAGAAGAAGAATTTCCACAAGAGGTTGCAATCTATGACCTTAATGAATTCTTATCTGCACTATCTTTATTTAAGAGTCCAAATCTTCAATTTCAAGATACTTATGTAAATATTACAGAGGAAAACAATCCTAAGACTTCTCTTAAATATTTTTACTCAGACCCAAGTGTTGTAACAACACCAAGTAAAATGATTACCATGCCAAGTAATGAGGTAACATTTACTTTAGAAAGTGCAACATTATCCAACATAACTAAAGCAGCTGCAGTAATTGGTTCTGCTGATTTAGTGTTAGAAAATTCTAGTGGTACTCCATCTTTGACTGTAAAAGATAAAAAGAATGATACTGCAAATAGTTATTCTATGGGTGTTGAAACAAAAGGTGAAGGTAAATTCAGTTTCTTCTTCAAAGTAGAAAACCTAAAACTTATAGACGGTAAGTATAATGTTGAGGTTTCATCTAAAAATATTTCACACATGAAAAATGAAAGCACTCCGATTGAGTATTGGATTGCACTTGAGCCTGAATCAAACTATTCAGTTTAATCTAGGAGTTATATTATGGAAGAATTCTTGTGGGTGGAGAAATACCGTCCAAACAACATAGGTGATTGCGTATTACCTATCGAACTAAAAACAACCTTTACAGAATTTATCAGAGAAAAAAGTATACCAAATTTAATTCTATCTGGTGGGCCAGGTGTGGGTAAAACCACAGCTGCAAAAGCAATGTTAGAAAAAATTGGTGCAACCTCTATGATGATAAATGGTTCTGAGGAGTCTGGTATAGATGTACTGAGAACTAAAATTAAGAACTTTGCTTCTACTGTTTCCTTAGAAGGAACTGGTAGAAAGTATATTATTCTTGATGAGGCAGATTATCTAAATCCACAATCTACTCAACCAGCCCTTCGTGGGTTCATGGAAGAATTTAGTAATAACTGTGGATTTATTCTCACTTGTAATTACAAAAATCGTTTGATACCACCATTACACAGTCGTTGTAGTGTTATAGATTTCACTATGCCTAATGATGAAAAACCAAGACTTGCTGGTAATTTCTTTGAAAGAGTTAAAACTATTCTAGAGAAAGAAAATATTAAGTATGATGTAAAGGTTGTGGCAGAACTAATCAATAAATACTTTCCAGACTGGAGAAGGGTTTTAAATGAACTCCAGAGATATTCTGCATCTGGTAAAATTGATGCTGGAATACTCGTAAATATATCAGAGGTAAATGTAAATGAACTTATGCAAGCTCTTAAAGCAAAAGAGTTCACGGTTGTTAGAAAGTGGATTGTTCATAATCTTGATAATGACCCAACTCGTATTTTTCGTCTTATTTATGACAATCTATATGATAACGTGGACGCTTCTACTATTCCCCATGCTGTTATCATCTTGGCTGAATACGCATACAAATCAGCGTTTGTAGCAGACCAAGAGATTAATATGTTGGCATGTCTTACAGAAATCATGGGACAGGTAAAATTTAAATGATAGAGGTACATGATAACGCATTAGAGTCTCATGTTGCAGAACTCATTGATATGCAACTGAGAGATGTATCTTGGAAGTATAACTATGACTCTGTAAAGAATGGTGTGAACAAACATTGGCATGTATTCTGTGGACATAATACAGATGATTGTTATGATAATGGTTATGATTATCTTATTGCTATCTGGAATGTAATTAAGAAACATAAACCAGAACTTGATATGGAAAGGGTGTATCTAAATGCCCATACACATGGAATTGAACCACACAGACATATAGATGATGGTGATTATACTATTATTTATTATCCTCGGCTAGATTGGAAAACAGAATGGGGTGGTGGTACTTTTGTAAATGACAAATTTATTGAA